GGATATGTTACTGTTACATCAAGGCCTGAACCCTGGGCAGAAACATAATATTTATAAAATGTATCTGAGCCAGGATAATATACTCTAAAATTTGGACTATATGTTAAAGATTTTGGATTCTTCCACCCTGAATCAACGTCTCCAGATATAGCATATTTTAATCCAGCACCTATTGGTCTAAATGGTTTGATAATAGAATCAACGGGAAATAGTTTTTTAAACGGTGTATATGAAGCGCCAGAAGAATCTGTTTTGGTTATTGTGGCTCCAGTTACGGTAATTCCATCAACCATAGAATTCATACTATATTCAAATATTAAAGATGTGCCATAAGTAACAGATGTATTTTGTTCTATAGCGTTCTTAGCAGTTGTTGTTAAAGGAATCATTATACCTCATCCAGCGATAATGAAACGCTCCAGTGTGGTTGTAAACCTCTTTTAACAACCGTAAAATCACATGATGAAAATATTACTGTATAAGATTCGTATCCAGATGTTGATTGGTCTGATCCTGTTTTAGCAAGGTTTATTCTAATATTAAAACTTTGTTTTCCTTCATCTCCTAGATAAAATGATCTTAAGTCTTCTGCTCCCCAGCCGCCGTCAACTGTTAAACTTCTGTATGATGGAAGCATATCCCAAGAAACCTGAAATTTCTTTTTATCGGCAATATGGTTCTTTCGTAAAGTTCCATTTGACGTTCTAACTATTTTTTCAATTCTTTCGTTACCTATTTGAAAAGCGCTTCTATTATGCTCTGAAACTTTATTCCAAGTTTTAACTGTTCCCGCAGGAGTAGCCAAAAGATCCTTAGCCTCAATATATAAAATTGAGCCTCTAGGTAAACTTACATATGGCTGTGGCATTAGTATTCGCCTCCCAAAGTTCTTACTCTTCCTTCTTTAGCACCAATTAGTGCTAGCTCTGATTTGAACTTTCTAAGTATATCATCTGCTGTGACATTTGTGCCATTTAAATCTATATCAATATTATAAACGTTATTGTTGTATGAACTATTTACAGATCCTGAAGGAACAGAATTTAAAACATTAGACCCTATATCATATTTAGGACCAATTAAATTATTTGGAATAATCTGTCCGCCAGATGATGGAACAAATAGCTCTGGACCTCTTTCTCCAACTAGATAAGGCTGAGATGAATTCATTGAAGAAATTCCAGTTACTGCACGTTTAATATATCCGCCCATAGACATACGTACTGCACCAGGATTTCCCCATCTAGAATCATATCCAGTTTTTACATTATATGAAATTCCACCAGTATTAAACTTTTGATTTGCCTGTAACTCTTGAGATCTTATTGCTAATTCACGAGCATTATCTTTTAAGCTTCCATCTTTATTAAAGAAACCAGTCTTCTGCATATCGGCAACAGATCCAGTATCTAGATACTTGTTATACTTCCCGCTAGCTAAAGCCTTTTCTAACATTTCAACAGTTATCTCTTGTCCCTTTGGAGATCCTTTAGCCAATATGTCATATATTTGTGAAAGAGTTTTCCCACCAGTAATTTTTTCTGCAAAGGTAGTCATTCCCGCAGATAATTGTTTTAACTCTGTTAAAGCAGATCCTTCTGAAGTACTAAATCCTGGAAGCATAGATTTATATGCTTCATTCATTTTTCCAGGAATATAATTTCCTTCTTTATCTTTTTTATATTCAAAAATAGGTTTATTATTTTTATCTTTTTTACCTGTATCTGTTCTTTCTAAAAATTGTCCATATGATTCTAAAACTTTAGGATCAGATTTAGCTGCTTTGGCAATATCATTAAGAGCATTAGCAAAAGCTTGTTTAAAATCTGTTTTTTGTTGTGCTGTTGCTGAAGGAGAATCTGCAAATATTTGTAACTGTGCTACTCTACCTAAAGTTGCAGCAAGTGAGGATATAGTTGAGATACTTCCTTGTAAATTTTCTGCTTTCTTTCCTTGTTTTGCAGCACCTTCTTTAAGAGCATCTTTATATGCAGCATCTTTATCAAGTACCGCCTGTTGTTTTTCTTCTGCCTTTTTAGCATTTTCATCAATTTTTGATTCAGCAGCTTTAAGACTTGCCTCTTTTTGAATTTGTTGAATTCTAATTTGTGCAGCAGCCATAGCCTCATTGTCGCCACGAGCAACTGCATTTTGCAAATCTAATTTAGCTTTTTGTAACTCAAGTTCGGCATTTTCTTTATCAAATGTTTCTCTTAAAGCTTTCTTTTTTGCTTCAGCACGTTCTCTAATTGCTTTAATTTCATTTTGAATTTCTTTAATTCTTTGTTTAGATAATCCTGCAGAATCTATTTTATCTGTATTAGATCTTTTTTGTGCATCTTTATATGCCTTTTGTAATGCATCTAAGGCTGCCCTAGCTTCTTCTAGTCCAGCAACTGTTCCTTCTGCTGCAATTGCTTGGGCTGACGCTGTATCTAATCCAGCAGTAAATGCTGCTAAAGATTCAGCTTGAGCAGAACTTATACTTTGTAAATCAATTTTAACTCCTTGCAAGAATATTCTCCATTTAGCATACATTCCACCAATAGTATCTGATTGATTTAATATGTTTGCTAGCTCAGGTCTTTGTGATTTAAGAACTTCTAAAGTTTCTTTTCCTAATTGCTTGTCTTTAATTCTTGCATTAGCCATTCTTTCAAATTGCATAGCTATTGCTTCTGCTTCGTCTATTGTTTCTCCGCTAGCATTTTTTGTTCCAACTAATGCTTTTACTGCAGAATCTAGTGATGATATTGTAGAGTCTACATTGGCTGCAAATGCGCTTGGGTCTATTTGGGAAATATCTGTAATATTTTTTACAAGGTTCTTTAACACGAAGTCGGCGGCAGAGCCTTGATCAGTTATTCCAGAAAATAGCTGACTTGAAATTGCTCCCACTCCTTGCCCAGCTTTATTGGAAGCTTCAATTAATGCATAAATTAAATTAGTTGATTCTTCTACAGTTTTACCACTAGATATCATTTGAGCCTTAAGATTAGCCGCCCAATCATTTACCTTTGAAGAGTCTATGTTATTAAGGATTGCTAATGTGTCTGGCATATCTGTTTTAACACGTTCTTTTAATTCTTTTAATTGTTTAATAGTAAGTGTTAATCCGCCACCTGCCATAGAATAAGATTCAAAGTAGGCTTTAGCCTTATCTGCCGCAAGCTTCTGCTCTTCTTTTAACGCCTTCATTTTATCTGTTACAGATGTATAGCTAATTCCTAATTCTTTTGCACCCTTTTCAGACATGCCATAAAGAGCCGTTTGTTCTTTTCTAGTATCTTCAATTCCTTTTTTCCAAAATTTAAATGCTGCTACTAATCCAGTTACTGCTAGTACTGCTAAGCCAACTGGTCCTGTAAAGAATTTAACAGCTGTTCCAGCAACTCTAAATATAGTTCCAGCTATAGACCCAAATGTTTTTGCCAAAGCCGTTACTTTAGTTATTCCACCAATAACACTCTTAAGACCACTAAGCATAGGAAGAAACTGCATAGCCATACCAGCAGAATTCATTACCATTCCAGCGGTTCCACCTACTGCAGATCCTGCCATAGACAATCCCATGCCGCCCATAAACATTCCAGTAGAGCCCATAGGACCCATTCCTCCGCCACCTTCAACTCCATTGTTTTTGTTCCTAGAAGTTTGGAAACCTTGTTTAAAGTTTGCTCCAACTATTCCTTTTTTAAAACCAATCATTCCATCTACGTTATATCCAGCATTAATTAAATGAAGAGTTCCTTCGTTACCTTGAGTTCCTGTTTTTGTTACAACAGATTCACCTGGCTCAAGTAGGGCTGGAATAATGTCTCCGCCGCCATAACCTGGAAGTTTTGTAACACCATCTTCATATTTTGCTGGAACTAATCCCATATTTCTAGAATGCATATCTGATCCAAGCGGGTTGGTTTGTCTAACCATGCTTGGTCTAAATCCACTTGCTATTGCACGTACTGAAGCATTGTTTAAAAGCTTACCAAATGCTGCTTCGTTCATTGGACCAGGATATTCAGCAATTTTTTGATTTAAAACATTTGCTGCTCTGTCTGCAATTTGTTTAGCTGCTGCTGGCTTTACTCCTTGACTCTTTAAGAATAATAGCAAGCTGACCATGTCTGAGCCTTGAACTGGTCTAAAGTCCATGGCTGTTGCTGAACCAGCTCTTAGTTGATCATTAAAACCTTGTCTATTTTTAATAAATTGTGTTGGAAGAATTTGTAAAGATTTATGTTGTGATGTTGCTTTAGTTAAATTTAAAGCATACTTTTCATATTCGCTTTGATGCAGTAAAGGACCAGAACCCTGTTGATCTAACCCCTTAGTTCTTTTTAGAAAACCTGGAACCATTCCATGAACTAAAAATTCATTATCTGCTCCAGGCAATTTTTGTGTTGGAGTAATTCCATATGCCTGATATTCTGGATTAGAATATATTGATGATTTTCTCTTATACATCTCTCCATAAGATTCACCAGCCGTAGCTTCTGCACCAGTTCTTGGAGACCGTCTTGATGCTAATTTAACTCCGCCAATTTGGCTTGATCTCTTTGAGAATGCTCTAAGCATTTTTGCTGCCTGTAGTGCTGCATTAAGAGAAGTATATCCGCCAGCATATCTTTGTATTTGAACTCCACCCATTTCAAATTTTCTAGGTTTTGTTGTTTCAATATTATATCCAGCACCAGAAGTTCTGACTCCAAGTGTGCCTGCAACTTTATTAATAAAGTCTCTTGTTTTTCCCTTTTTAAATAACTCTCTCATATTAGATTTACCAGTAGGATCTACAACTGGCTGATTTAATGTAGGAACCATTGTTGGGTTAATTGTTCTACCCATAGCAGTTGCCTGTGCCTGGACAGTAGCAGCAATTAATCTTTCTGTTTCTAAATTTAAAGCAACAATTTTTGCTCTAGCTGCATCTAAATTGATTTTTCCTGCACGAAGTTCTGCGACAATAAGGGCTGATTCTTTTGCAGCATTATTTGTTAAAACATTAACATGTGGAAGTATGTCATCAAACTGCATCATAAACTCTTTACTTACTGTACCAGTAGCAGCAATTGTTCTCTTTAGATTTTCAATTTCTGTTTTTGACTGCATTCCCAATGTTGCCATCATAGTATGCCATCTAGCGGCTTCACCAGAGACAATACCAGTTGATGTTCCCTTAACTGTAGTTAAACCAGGAACATTAGGCAAAGGGTCGTTCATATAAATTTGTGGGTTTTGGCCAATTCTTTGATTTACTGGAATTGATCCTGGAACCATACCAAACATTGTTTGCTGTAATCTTTGTGCTTCTGTCATCCCAGATCTTGGAACCATATGAGAGCTTGCTCTTGTTCCCATAGTTCCAGCTAGTGGATGATTAGGATCTACTACTCTTTGTCCTCCTGCCGCCATAACAAGATTTCCAGCCATTGTAGATACTGCTGGATTAACACTCATTGCACCAGATTTTGCTTTTGCTTCTAATATTGAAAATTCATCAATTAAATTACCTAATGCCTGTTTTAATACTGCCGCTGCCTTTGCATCACTATAGAAAGATTGTTCAACTAACTTACCTGCTTTTTCTGCAGCAAGCATTTCTGGAGTTAAATATTTCCATCCTTCTCCGCCTTTAAAAAATGCTTTCATGTGGAATATTCCCTTTAGAATATATCCAAAGAAGTTAGCAAGTACACCAGTTAACATAATTACTGGACCAATTACTGCTGTAAATCCTCCTGCTAAGGCAAGGACTTGTTTTACTGGACCTGGCAAATTGTTTGCAAATTGAATTACTTTATCAATAACTTGAATTAATACCGTATTAATTTGTAAAAATTGTTCTCCAACTTCAGCCAAAGATGCTCTTAAACTTTCTATCGCTCTACGATATTTACCAGATGCTGATTCTGTTACTGCTGATAACTCTCGACCAGCTACTGCCGCCAAATCTTCTGAAGATGATTTCATAAGGTCTAAAACTTTTAAAGTCTGGCTGCCTTGTCTTCCTAAATTCTCAAATAAAGCATTCAATCTAGCAAATTGAAATTTACCAAATAGCTGTTCGATTGCCTGTTGTTTTTGAAGTGGATCTAAATTATCTAATGCTGCTTGCAATGTCATTAAAGTTCCAGTTAAATTGCCAGCATTGTTATTTACAATTCCTAATAAATCTATACCTAAATCTTTAAACTTTCCTACAGCAACATCTGTTGGGTTAATTAAAGAAGCAAGTGCTGATTTTAGAGCATTAGCGCCTTCTGCTGCGTTAATACCACCTTCACGCATAGCTGTTAAATAAAGTGCAAGGTCCTGAATACTTCCGCCCAATCCTTTAATTACTGGACCAGCTTTTGGAATTGCTTCTACAAGATCATTTAGTGTTGTTGAAGTTTGGTTTTCAACTGCGTTAAGAAAGTTAATAGATTTAGAAAGCTCTTCTGTATTTTGTTTAAATGCTGATTGAATTGCAAGAGTAGCCTTCATGGCTTCTTGTCTATCTACTTCACCGAGTACTGCAAGTCTGGTTGTTTCTTTAATTGAACCTAATAATTCATCTCCAGTTTTGCCAGTTGCTGCAATATCAGCTGCAAGACCAATAGTTTCTTTAAATGACACACCCATTGCTGCAGATATTTCTTTTGCAGTTTTTGTTACATCATCTCTAACTTTGCCAAGCTCCGCTGCGGATGTTCCAGCAACGTCACCATAAACCTTAGTTAAACGAACTAATTCTTGATCTGCTTGTCTAAATGCATCGGCTGCTGCTTTGCCAAAAGCAACTAGCGGTACTGTAAGTCCTACTGTTAACTGACGACCTGCCCACTGTGTATTTTTACCCCAGTTAATAAGTTGTCCAGCGCCATCCTGGATTACCTTATTCATGATTTGAAGTTCTTGTCTTGCTATGGCGGTTTTATTTTTTACTTCATCAAGTCCTCTTGGAACATGCACATTGAACTGCATAAGTCCTTGTGCGTTTCTGCCTAGCGGTTGTAATATTGAGTTCTGTAGGGCTACTTGTTGTTTTGCTAAATCTCTTATAAGACCGCCAGATGTTCTTGCTTGATCTCTAAAAGTGTTAAAGTATTGATTTAATTTAAGTTTTCCACCATCAAGATTTTTACCAAACTTTTCAACATCTGACTGTAGACTTACAAAGTGTGTGGAGTATTGACCAGTACTTCTAAGGGTATCTGAAAATGAACGATTCATTACGGCAATTTGATTTGCCAGCATCTTGTTTGAGCTAGCTAGTTCTTGCTGTAATTTTGATAGGCTGGCAGTAACTCTATGCACATCTGCAATAAGAGCTGAGAAGTCGGCATTAGCGACTATTCGTGTACTGATTGTTTCGTCAGCCATTTATATTCAGGTTACTCCTTAACGTATCCTAGTCCTTCTCCAATTCCAAATCCAGCCTGCGCTGCGAATCTTCCTTGTAGTGAAACAACATCGTTGGGATTAGCATGTATTCCTGCTGCTCTCAACTCTATTTCTTCAAAACTAGAACCTTTGTTACTGCTTTCTTGATACTCTCCTATATCTACTCCCTTTAAAGATGCTTGGAACTTTCTTGCGTCATGTTCCTTTTTCTTCAAAGCCTGGAAAGTATTTATAAGTTCTGGCATTGATAAATTTTCTTCAAGTTCATCGTAATTCTTCCAATGTCCTAAAAGAAAAAGTTCTCCTTCTAAAGCGGCTAAGTCTAGTTCTGCCCAGCCAGAACCGCTGCCGCTAGTAGGTTTGGGTCGTCAAGTTTAATTCCTCCGCAAACTTCAAGAATGCGGTTCATAGTTGGAACATCGATTGCATCTTCAAATGCTTCTCTGTCTGCTACCAATTCTGGTAACTGTTTTTCTAGTGCAATTGCACAAGCGTCAATTAGGATGTTAAGTGTTTCATCCTCTGTCTGAGACTCCCCAGTCTTTTTAATTGCGATCATGAACTTGCGAAGTTCTTTAATTGAAAGTGGCTTTAGCTTTACGGTCTGCCCGTTTTGTAGCTGTACCTCTTCTACGTTATATACTGTTGTTGCCAATTTAGGTCCTCCTAGGATCTATTCATAATCATTATACTAAAAAGAATATACTAATACAAATGTAAAACCCCCAATAAATTGGGGGTTTTACTGAATATCTAATAAATTAGATTATTATGCTACCAATACACGGTCAATAATCTTACCGTATTCAGAGCCTGCATAGCTGGCGTCTGGTAGAAGACGGAATGTTACTGGGAATGTGGTTGGAGTTGTACGAGCAAGTGAGAACTGTGACTGTTGTACTGACAATACACGACGTGCATAATATACACGCTCAGAGTTTGTTGAAGATGCTGTTGGAGCCTTTCCAACTGCAATTAGTTGACGCTCTGTTGGAGCTGCACCCAATGCACCTGCTTCTAGCCCTAGAGTATCTTTCTTAGATGTTCCAGTTCCTGTTGTTGAAAGAGTTGATGCTGCTTGTCCAAATACTGCTGCGATATTCTCGAGAGTACCTTCTGACATTTCTGTTGCAATCATAACTTCCATTGCAGACTTGAACAGCTTAGCTGTATCAAGCAACTGGTCTACAGTTACTGAATCATATGTTGGGTTATAGGTGATTTGAAGACCGTTGTTAGTAAAACCAACGTTGCGGTATCCAAACTTTCCTGCTTCCTGATCAACAGCGTTTAGTGTTGATGTGTATGATACGCCTGTTGCAAATGCTGGGACGCCTACTGTTCCTGCGCCTGATGCAATTGCTACGCCTGCTTCTGCGTTTGAGATGTAGTCTGCGTCGTTAACGTCAATAGTTGACAAGAACAACGGAGATGCACCGACGAGAATATTTTTAGCATTACCTACGGATTGTGCCATAGTTTTGTTACCTCCTATATTTTAATATATATATATATTTTAAAATCTTAAATTAAAGCTGGCTAGGCTTCTTTCCTCTTAGGACAAGTTTATTCCATAATAGGTAAAAAGGCAAACCTCAGCGAAACCTGCCCACGTTGTCTGTAATTCTGGAATACTTGACCTCTAATATGACCTCTGCTGAAAAAAATCCCTGTATTTCCTCCGAAGGAGCTGTTGGAGAAATGTCGGCTATCCATATGCTGTGAAATTTAAATTTATCTGACAGCCCTTGCCATTTGTTTATATCCCTAGCAGACTCGTCCATCCTTCTAAACTCATCTGTCATATAATTTCGAATCTCATTTATTTCGGCTACAGATGTGGAGTATATAGTAAACATAATTTGCTCACAACAGATAAGCCAATTATCCTCATAAGATAAGCCTATCTTGTCATAAACAATATGTTTTTTGCCACTTAAAAACTGGTTCATTTCAGCTGCTTGCTGAACTGGAATAATTGGAATGATATTTTCATTTAAATTATCTGACCAATAATCTTCTTCGTCAAATATATTACGGGTATATAATTCTCTCCATAAATATTTACGAATTTCTAACATTGCATCTAATTTATAATCAGCTGTCACATTGCACCTCCAAATGAAGCCACCAGTGCTGCATCTGCTTGAGATCTAATTGCATTTGCAGAAAATGAATACTGTACTTTTTTAATATTATTAGGAACCCTAAGCGCCTTTGTTATGCTTGAATTGAATATTCTTTGAAACCCAGAATTTTTAATTGAGGCGTTAATTAAATTTCCACTAAAAAATCTTGAGTGAGCAAGTGTGAATTGATTAGTAGAAGCAGAACCACCAGGTCTTTTAACTGTTACAGATTGTCCTTTAGGCATAAATATTGTTTCTCCATCAATTTCAAAAACCAATCGTTCTGCATTTTTAGGCCTAATAACCAATGGCTTTCCTTCTTCCATTATTGAAGCTTTATTTGCAAACATATGTCTACGTCTGTTACTTGGTGCAGGGACCATAGACCTAGATGGCAAGAACTCATAATCAATTTTAAACGATAGGCCTTCTTCTGATATTTTATTTAACTTAAATAACCTTGCCGTTTTATTACCAGTTCTTTTCCATTCATATACATGATGTAAAGATTTAGGTTTTGATCTAGCTAATGCATCTATATAGTTACCAAAATCTGTATTTATTTGGTCAAACATTGTTTTTGTGAATAGTGTTTTAAATTGAGCATTAGTTGTTAGTTTAGATATGACTGCTGCCTCATAGTATACAAAGGCTGATATCTGAGCAACTGTGCTATCTTTTAAAGGTCCGTTTTGATTTGCGTACATCATTCTTTCTAGTCCGCTTGCTGCTTGAACCAGTAATCCGCTATTGTCCAATTTGCTGGTTCTCCGATCTCTTCATAGATGAGTTGTATGCAATTACACTGCCAAATGGGTCAGTGACTGGAGTTGTTCCCATAACTTCAAATACGGTTGGTGTTTCATTTGGATAGTTAATTTCGTGCCAAATTACATTACCATTATTATCTCTTATGTTTGTTACTTTTTCTCTTGCAGTTAATCTTTCTGAAGTTCTTACTTGAATAATTTGATCATTGGTATATTTATTTGAAAACAATTGTTTATCGCTAGATCTAGTTGTTGCAGAGTTGCTTATAACTCCTTTAGCGTGGCAATTAATTGTTTTATAATATGTCCACTCACGAACAATTGCTCCAGTGTCTGGATCTTGTGTCTCAAATTGTTTATAAACATCTAGACTCATAGATAAGACTGAGTCTATTAAATCGTTCATTATATAATCTCTGCCTTTGTGACTAAGACATAATCTGCCAATAATCTATCAGCATAAGCATTTCCAGTGCCCATATGAACATCACTTGTAAATTCAAAATCCCAGTCAAATGTAGATATAGTTTTTATATACTTGTTTTTCCATACAGTGTCTTTAGCAAAAAAATCTTTCATTAATTCTATGCCAGCCAGCTCTACTTCATCTGGAACCTTTTCCCAACCAAATTTACCTTGAACTTTGTATGGAACTCCAGATCTAAAAACTCCTCCTCCATAACTGTTAATAGATGGAGGAACCATGCCGTTAGCAATATAAACAGTGTTATCTAACATATTTGCACGATTAATTTTAATTCCATATCCAGTTGGAGTTATTTCTACTGGATAATTCCAATTATCAATTTCATTAATATTATCTAATAACAAAATATCGTCGGCATATAACTCATGAAGCTCTCCAATTTTAGCAGGCAATGGAAGGATATCTGAATCATATCCATATACAACTACAACATCATCATATAAATAAAAATTTTGACCCGTATATTGTTCTATTTGTTTACGAGCATATCTCTCCGCTAAAATAAGATCCTTGTATGATTTATATTCTGGATCAGATGAATCTGTACTAAAGCCAAGGTCTGTGGCATGATTAAAATCTACATACGGCGTTATAACATAAACATCATCTGATTTCTTTACATTAGTTCCATTAACAAAGTAGTTCCACTTTAATCTTAAAGTTTTATTTCTATCTGTATATTGATATGGAATATTAACTATATAGTTTCCAGGATTATTTTCATCTAACTGAGAGTTTAATGTTGTAAGTAATTGAGTCGGACTAATTGCTGGATTTACAGCAGGATCTTCTGTAACATCATATAAACCAACAGTTGGAGGCGAATCTGCATTTGCTACTTCGCCATTCCAAAAAACTCTATGTGTTATTGGTGATTGACTATTTATTAATATCTCTGCCATTTAAAAGGCGTAGATTAGTTGTAGTACTCCTGGACTTCCCTTGGAGTTGCTAATCTAAAGCCCTCCTCCTTATCAAAAATTTCTTGCGCTTGTTCATTACTCATTGCAATAAATGGATGCTCTTTTGTGAACGTAAATCCCATAATATCATACCTAAAGTTATCTCTAGTCATTCTTACTAATACTGTGTTTTCTGGTTGTTCCGCCTTTGGATCAAACTTTGGCAGGATTTCTACTGACATATCTTCTTCTTCCATCTTATCCATGGTCTTGTTATATACAGACCAAGTCACGCCTTCTTCTGCGAGGGCGGAAATAATGTCGGCCTTATTTTTTAGACCATCTGTATCGACTGCAAAATCTTCTGCAATCTTTTTTAGTTCAGATACTTTTAATGTCTCAAATGACATGTATATCTCCTATTTCTACTCTAAACAATTATAGCATTACTAAATTAAAATGAAAAGCCCCCCAAAAATTAATTTAGGGGGCTTTTAGCAGATCTAAATCCTATTAATTAGGAAGCAATCTTAACGTCTTTAACAACTACCCATGCGTTTGCCTGCTCAATTTGAACGCCAACACGAGTATACATTGTGTACTCGATTGAGTCCTTACGTGGCTGGAAGAAACGATAGACGGTTACATCACGCTTGATACCAATAACTACGTTATTTGGGAATGTCAAGTGGATATCTCCGTGATCGCCAGTCTCGCCTGAATATGTACCATCCTGTGCTTCTTTTAGCATAGGAACTTCAACAATCGGAATACCGAATGCGAATGGTGCTACGTATCCTGCTGGACCACCAAGTCCTGGAGTTGTACCACGGATAACGCCAGAAGCGATATCTGATGGAATTGTTTGATTTGTTCCAATGCTATTAGCATATAGGAAATCTTGGATTAGGTTTGAACCTACCAAGAAGCGAAGGTCGCCACGGCGTTGCTTGTACTTACGTGGAAGTGCCTTTAGAGCCTTGTTGAAAAGCTCACGAGATACTCCTGCGCCTGCACCAGCTACAACGTGTCCGCTAGCCTTTGCCTTCTTTACAATACCGTCAAATGACTTGTATAGGTTGTCGCCAGTTAGAGATGTATCTCCGTTAAGGATTACATCTTCAATGTCGTTACCTGCCTGTGTTGCCATCAATCGGGCAATATGATCTTCTAGATCTGGACCCTCAATGTTGTCTTCTAGAGACTCAGTTGAAAGCTCCCAGTTCAAGCGAAGTTTCTTGGTTGAAAGAGAGATCTTTGAGAAAGTAACTGCTGCGTTTGAGCCAGTTGTATCTCCTTCTGTTGCGAGAGTCATAAGTTTCTCACCAACGGACATACGATCAATCTCTGTAGTGTCAGCTCTCATTCGGACTGTACGTGCGACTTTTCCAATTACGGTTGCGTCGAACATATAATCTAAAAAGCGGGCTGATTGTTCTGGGTTTAGAAGACCGCCGTTGCCAGCTTCGCTAGCTACGTGTACTCCTGCACCACCAGTAGTTGAGGCAAATGTCGCTGTTGCAGTTGTTCCTGCTGCGATTGCCTTCTCTAATGTTTCATTACTCATATTATATTTCACCTACCTTATTTAATTAATTCTGTTACGGAACCGAGGAAAGAACCGTTCCACTTTGATTTTTTGATTGTTACTTCCTGAGACCCGCCAAGGTCTGAGGACTTCTTAATTGCAGTCTCTGATTCTACTGCATCGACACGCTTTTCTACGCCATCAATCGTGTTCTTGATATCTTCTACAGCCTTTGATAAGACTGAGTATTGTTCTGCCAACTCTGAAATTCTTCCATCGACGCTCTTGCTAAATGTCTCAACAGTATCTTTGATTGTTGAAACCTGTACAGCATTTGCTTCAGATGCCTTATTCAGTGTTTCTGAAAAAAAGCCTTTTAGATCGCCTAGCATCTTTGCAAAATCAGGTTCATCAACCTCAACTTCTGATACGTCGGCTGCTTTTTCCAGAGTTTCGGCAGAAGCGTCTTCAGCTGGTGCTGCATCTGGTGCAGGTGCTGCTTCTTCAGCAGGTGCTGCTTCCGCAGGTGCTGCTTCTTCTACGACAGCAGGTGTTTCTTCAACTGCTACGTTTTCTGTGTTTTCTGACACTTCATTACCTCCTTCTGCGTTTGCCTGTTTTGCAATTGTTTGTGTATCAGGCAACGGAAATCTTGACTTCTTAAATGAATCAAGAATATTATCTATTTCTTTCGCTTTGTTAACATCGTTAGTTTCAACCCAACCAATCAAGGTAGCTTGCTTTCCAGTTACTGGAGAATTGAATACTGCTTCTGTTGACATAAATACTGAATCGCTATCTTCGCAATAAAAAATATTTTCTGTAACAACATCTGCAGCCATACCCTTGAATACAAGTTGTCCGTTCATTTTCTGAATTGACAAAATGTTGCAAAGTTCATTTGCTGGTGAATCTACAATTGAAAGTTCTAGCAATGCATAGTCTTTAATAAATCTTACTGACTTACCTGTTGCTTTATTCATTTCGTTATCTGATGAAATAATTTTTCCGCCTATTGAAAAACCTTGTAATGTTCCGTCAAGAACTTTCTCCCATGTGTCTTGTGCACCCTTAGAGATATAGGCATCTACATAAACGCCATTATAAAATGATTTTGAAATTGGATCGAAAAATGTTTCTGGCTTAAATGATACTACCTTGCCAACTGCAAGTGGCTGATGCATTTCACGAAGATTACCACGGAAATTTTCAAAAGCTTTCATACTTGCTTCTGCTGTTACAACATCGCCTGTTTGATCAATATTGTCTAATGTAGCAAAACCAGATACTGTGCGCTTTTCACGGTTAACTTTTGTGAATGGCACAGACAATGTGATATTGTCGCCATTTGAAGACCAATAAGATTTTTCAATATTCATATGCTTTATTTTATACGTGTTATAATCAAAAGGCAAATAATGGTTGAGTAGCCTTACTCAACTTGTCTGCCATCACCCTGGGCATTTCTGCCCTCTCCAGAAACATCTGGTGAATTTGCAGATCTTTCTGCATCTCTGTTTCTAGTTTGTCCAGCTTGTGCTCTGGCTTCTGCCTGCTGTTGTGGCTTTAATTGAACTGGTTCATCCCCACCATCAATAGGATTTAGACCCATTCTAATTCTAACCTCATTAGGTGTAATTACCTGCATTCTTAAATAACGCTCATCAATCTTAGACTGAGTATCTTCATCAGTTAAAGTTAATTCATTAAATTTAAGTGCTAATGCATCTGTCATTTCTTCAATAATTTTATTTAATTTCTTCTCTAAAATATCCTGTGCTGGACGACAAACTTGCTCTTTAAATGTCTTATCTGCATCTCTAGCATTTGCCAAAGATACGCCTTCTGGGACACCAATTTTATTAATTGGAACTCTATGAGCAAGAAGGATCTCGTCTCTATTTGCTTGACGATATTTATTAAATGAAGATTCTTGAGAACCCGCCTCAATTGGCTCCATCTTAAATTCTACCTTTGCATCTGGACTATCTGCAGGAAGTGGAACATAAAGTGATCTATGGTTCTTTCCTCTTAGACCAACCTGGAAAAACTCAAGTAGCTTTCTTTCTGATTCTGGGGAAAGCTTAGCTCCCTTAACTGTAATAATATAACGAGGTACAGCCTTATTCTCAAAATAATCTAGGTTGTACTTGCCCGCAAATTCATTTCCAGCCATAGCATTTTGAGATGCAATAATATCTGGAATTCCATAATAATTATTTGTAGGGGTATATTTCTTATAATGAATAATTTCATTAGGGCGGTCTTCTTGACCAGCGATTGGGTTAAGAGTTTCTTGATCTCCAAAGTTGCGGAAGTAAACAGCCTTACCATAAAGCAATTGAATAAATCCATCACGAAGTCTACGAACTCTCATTGTCTTAGCTGGGATGTGTCCGATATACCCAATCTTGCCAGAAGTTGTTCTTCCGATTTCAAGGTATCCGTTTCCTGTTGCCTCTACATCTGTATAAAACTTAATCAGTGTCTCTTTAAAGGTTTCTTCTTCGTTGCAATTCTCAAGCCAATCCATCAAGTCTTGGCGTAATCTATTTAGCTTTCTACGTGCTCTTTCCAACTGAACATCATTATTAATTCCATCGAACGCATCTTTAGTTTTTCTTGTTTCAACAAAATCAAAACCGAGTCCTACAATATTAGAAACCTTTGCATTAATTGCTGCATAGTTGTATGGAGAAATTTCATAAATTCTTGATAGATAATCTAAGTTATATGTGGGCTCCACAAGATCGAACATTGCATATCCAGTAATAGCCTGCTGCAATAAATTCTGTTGTGTTTTAGCGCCATCTAATCCCTGGAATCTTTTTGTAAATTCACGATTCATTTTTCTACGGAAAGCTGTTCCCAATCCAGAAACTTTAGCTAAATCTTCACCCTGCATTTTAAATGGGTCTTCTGTTGTCTGCTCTACTGGACTATTAAATTTCATCCAATCCGCAACATTAGAAAGTTCGATTTGCTCTGAGTTGTTCTCTTCCATATACTCCATGATTATCTCCCGTTAATCTTTTTCATTTCATCTTTATAGCTTCCAATATCCATTGGATCTGGAACCAAGCCCCACTTTAATCTTTGGTGCTGATATTCAAATTCTTCGTCATCAATTTTGCGTCGTCCAGATAAAAACTTTGGCTGACCCTCTTCAATTCCATAAGACCTTACAACATCTGCTAAGGCATCTATTCTAGACTTGTTGCCCTTTGTGGCAGTTATAGAAAGGAAATTTCCATCGTCGTCACCAATCCAGCGACCATCTGGCATTTCCCAAACATATATGCCAAGTCTGGTCTCTTCGTCTAAGACTTTTGAATTAACTCTGTTAATATCCATAGGTTATTATTTTACCATTCTTTTACGTCAAAGTCCATATCTTGTCAAGCTATGTGACAAAATTATACGTTTTTAACAACAACCCAGTCTCTATTATATGTTTTAACTGATGATTCTGTCAGGGTGATTGCTGGTTCTAGGACTGTGGTGGCAGGTCTGCCAATATATTGATCTGAGTGTTCTAATGCTTTATTTGATGAAAATGCAGTTTGATATATTGCTAAATAGTTATATGAATTAGATGGACCAGCATCTGACCAAACATTTGAGGCAACTTTAACATTAAACCATATTCTTGTAGTTACTGAATTAGTTAAAACTAATACTATATGATATACGTCTCCAGATATTAAATATTCAGATATATTAGTGGCAGATGTTCTATCTATTCCGTCCACATAGACCGCTGAAATATTAGATCCCTTTGATATGACTCCAGACCCATTCCATGAATAAGATGTATTGGCATCTACATAAACTAAATAGTTAGCCGCTGTAGAAACTGGACTAAAAATCATCTCAATAGTTTTTATATTACTGGATGTATTTACTGCAAATCCTGGCTGAGATGGTCTTAGTCCAGTCTTTATATTTCTTGATAAAATTGGATAATCAATTGTGCCTAGATCATAATCCCAAACGGATCCATCTAGACCACCACTTGTTGACACTGGTTGAATCGGCTCAATATAGCTTGGCCCATTTTTTGCATAAATTAATTTTGTTGTATAAAAACTAAATTTTATAGCATATAGTTTTGGCAGGTACCTGCTTGCATCATTTGTAGAAAGAGTTATCCTTACATATACTTGACCAGTTGTGTCGAATGAGGAAGTGCCTATTTTATATCCAGGAACCATTTTTCCATTTTCACATTGAGTATAGGTTACTCCATCAGTGCTTGTTTCTATCTTTAATCCATAGGTTCCATTCCAGCCAGAACCATACCAATCAACTTTTGAAGAAACTAACCCTATTCCAGTCGGAATTGTAAATTTATCTTCAAGGACGACTTCTTTAGAGACTGCTGTATCAGAAGATATAACAGATATTGAATTTTCATTTTGATCATAATACATGTCTGCATCATAAAACTCTGACCACTTTTTATCTTGAGAATAAATTACACTATATGTTTTTGCTATATTTAAATCAGATAAGACAAATAATTCTCCAGCATCTGGAGTTACCACCTGTATTGGAAGAATTGGAAAGGATGCTAGATAATGGTTTCTTACTTGGTCAATTGATAGTGAGTATCTATATATAGCTGGAGCATCAATAACCATAGAATCTGAAGAACTGGTTGTTGGACCAATTTGAAATAGAGTTGAAGAATTTGTAAATGCAAAGCCAGATATAATCTTTGATGAAACAATGCTTCCATTTAAATAAAGAGATATTGAATTAGAGCCATAAACTGCAACAATATGCATGGCCTGATTCTTTTGTGTTACTGTATGCTCAATTGATTCAGTTTGAACCTTAAATATTAGATTTCCATTCTGCCAAAAAATACCTATGGAATTTGTTATATCTGCAAATATTGGTGTAAGTGTTGATGTTGTTATTCTTGGAAATGCCCATATCTCAAGAGTAAAATCATTATCTGAAGTATATTTATTTGCAAGGCCGTTACTTACTGTTGAGCCATAATAATTTTTAGTTACTGGTAGTTCTATCCAACCGATATTTGTTATGTTTGTTCCATATTCTCCACCAGATACTAATGGCATAAGATAGTCATTTAAAGGGAAACTGCCTTTATATACTCCGTCATTACCACAACCAGAAATATCAATTGGATATTGTGTTAGGCTTCCACCTGAATTATAAAATACAGTTTGATTATATGTAAGAGAAGAGTCGTTATATGTTTGAGCAGAGTATGAACTTGAGTATAGTTCATCTAATGTCCAGAATCCTATTGGGTAATCTTTAAGAACTTTTAGTTGGTATGACATTTTTCACCAACTAGTTTGCCATCATAGTTACCCAGTTAGCACCATCACTAACAAGATATGCAAACTTTCCCGCTCCTGATAATATTGCAGTTCCCGCTGTTGTTGATCCCAAAGGTACAACATTTGCTGATGCAGAAATAACTGTAAATGCTGCAATCTGTTTTAGCATAACTGTTTTTCCAGGATATGTTGCAGCAGCTGGTAATGTTAATGTAGATGATGCTGTAGTATTAAAAATTAAAGCAGTATCATTAATTGTTGCTGAATATGTTGTTCCAGTAATAATTGCTGGAGGTGTAGCAATGCTAAATCCAGTATTTAATTTTGTATTACCTAATGCTCCAGCCGTTGCTGAACCTAGGGAAATAGCCGTTGTAGATCCAGAAGCTCCGCCAGTTCCTAAATTAATTGTCTTTGTGGTAGCAGTAGCAGTAGCATTTGTAAATATATTTGCAGTTAGAGCAGTTGTTGGAGTTCCGCCTACAGTAAATGATGTTGCTGCACCGCCAAATGTAATTGTTGTTGCAACTGTATTAAGTAATGCGAATGTGGTTGATGCTGTTGTGATGCTTGTTGAAATTGCAGGGCTAGTAGAAAATACTAGAGTACCAGTTCCAGTTTCATCTGTTACTGCTGCAAGCAAATTTGCAGATGTTGGAGTAGTCAAAAATGTTGCTACTCCAGTTCCTAATCCTGTTACTGCAGATCCAATTGGAACATTCCTAACCTTATAGTCCAGAGATGTTGTGACTGCAGAGCTATCTACTCCAACCTTAGCCTGGAGTGCCTCAATAGCATCATTAGCATTGGCATGCTGATCAGCATGTAAAACTCCAGCATCATTTAGCTTATTAGACGATGTAGGGTTTGTAAGAGCATCAAGCGATGTTGGATAACTGGTAGCCATTCTTTTATTATATCAGAATATTATTCTGCCGCTGGTGCAGGCAAAGACTTCAACTCTTCTTCATGTACGGCTAGTGCTGATTCCAAAATAGCCAGTGCTTTATCTGAAGCCTCAATACCCGCCTGGTCATCAATATTCTCACATGACTTTTTATTAAGTGAATGTTGATATGCCTCAGCAGCAAACTGTGAAATTCTTTGAGAGACGATAGATCTCTTTTGCTCTGGTGTTAGAAGGTCGTTATAGTTAATTGTCATTTTTATCCTTTTCTATTGTAGTTATTGCGATTACTTATTGTATCACAAATTTCTGAAAAAATGAATTGGTTTCATATATATTCATTTCGGTCTCATTCACAAGCTCTATTTCTTTTTTAATTTCTGCTGGCAGAGCCAGAGAAAAGGCCCTTGAATGTATATTTTGATTATATTCTATTTTTGATGTATTTGCTGGTACTAAATCCCTATTAATGATTTTAAAATATCATTTGATATGCCTATTAAAGTTTCCCGCCTGACATTATCAATTTTAAAAATAGCATCAAATCTTCTCATTCTGCTTTTAATCTCAGACATCTTTACTGGTAACTTAAGAGATTTAAAATCTTCATCCATCAAAAAATTATTATCTGAAGGCTTATCATAAAACATATTCTTTAATTGATAATTAGATAAAGCATCTATATTTTTGTCAAACCACATAGCAAATTCATTTATTGAAGTATTAGAATTAGCGATTTCTTTACTCTTATGATCAAAGTAGTGGCTAACTGTTCTTAGAACTGGATGTCTAAATGCAGATAATACATATGTACCATCTGTTACTGGTGCCCATCCTTTATTTTGAGTTTCAATTGGTATGCCATTTAAAGAATTAAATACTTTATTAATAATCTTGTCATGAACCACCTTTCCACCATTTTTATGTATATTTAAAAAATATAATTTATCTTTATTC